ATTAATTTCTTTTTTAAAATCTGTGCCGACAAATAAACTTTCATAGGTTCTATTATGTTCTGCTCTTAAGAACCTATATATTCTTACTGAGTTTAGAAAGTCTTCAGTATAGTCTTGCATCACTATCCCCCATCATTTCTAAAATGTCAGTGACTAGATTGTCTAGTATATCCGCTTTGAAAGCAGATGAATGATGATCCCTGATAATTGCACATATCTGTTTTCTTTTTTTCAGTTTTTCTATATATCTGCTTCTAACCACGTTAGTCATATTGCGGTCTTCCCTAGGTAAGTGTATATAGGGCTATGTCGATAGTCAAATTGTCCATTGCCGCCAGAAGAGTTAACAACCACAGAATGGTGGAGTTCATCATAGAAGGAGAGCCTGCATCCAAGGCAAACAGCCGACAAGCGGTAGTCTTCCATGGCAAACCACGCTTCATAAAATCTCCCAAGGCATTGCAATACAAGAAGGATTTTGAAAAACAATGTCCCATCCTATCACCGCTATGGTTTTGTGATCTTCAAATCGAGATCGATATATATTATAGAACCAGAAGGCCAGACCTTGATGAATCACTAATCTTGGATTGCATGGAAGGATTTATCTATGGCAATGACCGACAAATCAAACGAAAACTCATCCGGCATGGATTATGTCGAGACAGACCACGGAGTATTATCAGAGTCGGGCCTTTGGAGAGCGGTATTGGCGCAAGCGATATCTGATACAGCATTAGGAGACAGAAGGCAACAGCTAGAGGTTGCCAGATGGATGAAAACAAGAGACTTCGAAACTGTATGTGATTTTGCTGACATAAATAATATATTAATTAAGGGACAAATAGAAAATCTTTTAACAATGACCTCACGACCATTACGAAAGCATTATTCACGTTTACTATGTAAGAGTATCAGTGACAGATCAATGAAGAGAGAAAGACCTACTGCGAACGGCGAAGAAACATCCTTAGATTGAATTGACTATGCACAATCTTATAACACCCATCCTCTTTTAATTTTGTAGTCTGCAACCATGGAACTTAAATCTTCACATATAATTGAACGATGATAATTCATATCATGGATTGTCATGAATATTACTGCTGCCAAATGTGAAGTAAATGTATTAACATCAATATTTTGATCTTCATTATCATCAGGGTACCTATGTCCCCCAGAACCACATTGTATCCACTCGCCACCATTCCACAATTGAACCTCACGTCCGTCATAGTTATCCCTTACTATTCGGTATTTCATTTTTTCCTTCCTCTTCTCTCGCTCCCTTTATGATTGCTTTTACACGATGCATATTATAGAGTTTACGTGGGTCTTGAAACCATACTAAAGCCCACATATGTTCCTCGTATGAAACATCGTCAAACCCTGCACGATCTTGTTTGACGCCTAATTTAGAATACATATGGGTGATCATTAGTTCTCGTTGTTGACCTGTTCTTTCATCACAATATAACACCCAAAGACAAAACATTAAAAAGATAAGAAGTGCTACAAGTAAAATATGAGCCATCTTTTTTCCTCATGGTATGTTTAGTTTATCTGCCATGTTTTCTAATTGATCAGAATTAACATTATTTATCCCTGACATTCTTAAAGCTATGTATATACTAGCGCGTAATTCAGAACTTAATGTATTAACCCCGTTTTTTAAACCACATTGCACCCACCCATCTCCTCTATTAAACTGAACCTCAAATCCACGAAACGTATCCGACACTACCCGGTATTTAATCTCCACTATCCTTATCCTTTATTTCAGAAATGTGAGCCTTCACACGAGATATGTCTTCATTGATAGTTCTGTTCACCAATTCCTCCATCTCTGGAGGGAACATTTCAGCCGCATTGGCTTTTTTCATCCCGACAAGACGACTCAATTCTTGCTCGGCTATAGCTAGAGTTACATGAAGAGCAATGTTTTCTGGCATGGGTGTGTCGCCTTTTGATCTAATATTCATAGTCTTCCTCCATAGGCTTCAAAAAAGACGCTTACCCATGACGGCGGGCGTCCCGTTGTAGTGCTGCCTCTTCCCAATATCCCCGGCCTGCATTTGTTATCGCAGTGCCATCTGCGCCCATGCTGGCTAATTCATGTAGCCAGTCAGTCAATGGTGGACCGGTTCTCTACACGGCTGTCTCGTCCGTTGGGAAGTCATGTCCGGTGTCGCTGCACCGGCACAGAGCCAATTTCATGTCCCAGAGGGGGAGGCGCGGGTCAAATTGGGTAAAGACCGGCCTTATGGCACGCAAAGAAACGCCATAGATGCCCATGGTTTCCCATGCGACAATCTTTTGTCGTTTTTTCGCTTGCGGAGTTTGGGGGAATGTTGTATACATTTCTTGTGCCTAGAGTTGAGGCCCCGGATGGAAACCAATTCCAACTGCCGGGGCCTTTCTCTTTTGCCCTACTTATCCTTGTTTGTCAACTAGAATGGCAGTAGGTCGGCTACTTTACAATTGAGGCCCTTCGCCACTTTTTTGAGGGTGCTGATGGTTGGGTTGCGGTTCTTTTCGAGGGTACAGATCATGCTAGTACCTAGACCCGCTTTTTTTGCCAATTTTGCTTGGTTCCATTCTTTGGAACGACGCAAATGTTTTACCACTTCTCCTATGGTTTTGGGGTTTAGTTCGCCAGTTCCTTTACAGTATGGGCATTTCATTTCATTCTCCTTTGGGGTTGGTAGTCTTTCCACTCGATAAGCCTCATTGAAGGGTATGATAATATTTGTGTTTGTGGATCGTGTTCAAAAAGTTTATTAACAAGTATTTTATTTATATTTTCTTTGTCATTATCGAATATAACAATCATGGCATTGTATTGTTTGTGCCAAACAATATTATTTTCTCTGGCGGTGGCAATAATATTGAATTTTTTATAATATATTTTACTCATAATATCATCAAAAGGGTCTGACATGTCCCAATAGTAATTTTCCTTATCTGATAGTGAAACATACACTATATAAAAGTTTTCTAGTTCTGGGTTAAACATTGTCATTGCCTTCTCTTAGTTTATTTCTTTCAGGGATGGGAATGATAGTATCTGATAATCTTTTGTGAATGTCTCTTTTTTAATAGCTTTTACTGCTGCTACATTCCATTGGCTGAACTCATCAAAAAACATTATTAGATCAGGACGGACTTCTTGAAACTTATAAATTATATCGTTCATTCTAACTGGTGGTGTTGTTTCCATATCAAAGTCGAATGCTTCAATTGTAAATCTATCCATAGCATCGTCAAGAGATATATCAAAATTACTTGACATACGCCATATACAATTTTGTGGTAGTTTTGGATGGACCCAAAGTATTATGTAAGGCTTGTTTGGGGGAAGATTTCTACTTGAATTACCCATGGAATCAGTTATTCTCTTTTGACTGGAGGCGGTGTTGGAATTCACAGAAGCCGAAATCAATTCAATCAGACAGGCAATTGGGCGCTCTGGCCAATATCGCCTGCAATGTCCTGCTTGTTCTGGTGATCGTAAAAAACACAGAGACAGGTCACTCTCTGTTAATCTCGCTCTTGATGGGTTCCTCAAAATCCAATGCTGGCATTGTGAAAGATCGGTGGGCATACCGGATAAGAAACATAGGAAACCTAGTAAGTCAATTGTGATGGTAGAAAAGAAAGTCAAAAAGATGCCATTATCGAACCAGTCAATTCAATTCCTGAAATCAAGATGTATTGGTAAAGCTGCATCTGAATATCTTAATCTATCATCGTCCCCTACATATTTTCCTCAAATACAATCCACATTAGATAGCATATTATTTCCCTACCACAATAAGAAAGACAAAATATACGGACATAAGATAAGAAGTTCAACTGATAAATATCATATATGTGACTCCAAACTAAACACCTTCTTTAATATAGGTAACGTTGATCTTGAGGACTGCAACCAAATTATAATAACAGAGGGGGAATTGGATGTACTATCTTTAGTTGAAGCAAAAATACCAAACCCTATCAGCGTTCCAAATGGTGCTGCATTTTCTGATCGTGATGATGGTTCCGTGTTTGAATATCTGTGGAACGCAAAAGAATTGATTGACAAGGTAAAAAGAGTTATCATATTCAGTGACACAGATGAAAAAGGTTCCTCACTTGCGGAGGAATTGGCGAGGCGTATAGGTAGATTTAAATGTTGGCGGACGCTCTTGCCAGATGATTGTAAAGATGCAAATGACGTACTTATGAAATATGGTAAAGAAAAATTAAAAGAGATTGTCGATACGGCAGCCCCTTGGCCGGTGTCTGGATTGTATGAGGCGTCTGACTTCATCGATAAGATGATGGAGTTATATGACAACGATACAATTCAGCGAGTATCCACGGGGTTCGACAAGATAGACCATCTTTATTCCGTGTCTCCCGGCGTATTGACTGTTGTGACTGGTATCCCCGGTTCTGGTAAATCCACCATGATTGACCAGATAATGATGAACCTTGCCATGCGCGAGGATTGGAAATTTGCAGTGTGTTCTTTCGAGAACAATCCCGAAATACACATTGGCAAACTTCTGGAAATGAAATTACAGAAGGATTTCTTTGAACGTGAGGGCATCCCTCGCATGAGCAAGGATGAAATCAACACCGATTGGCCATGGGTTAACGAACATTTTAAATTCATTTGCCAGCTAGATGGTAATCCACTTCCTATCGAGACGATCATAGAAAATATAAAAGCTGCGGTATTTAGGTGGGGCATCAAGGGTTGTGTAATAGACCCCTATAATTACATTACTCGGCCCAAATCGAGTGAAAGTGAAACTCAATGGATCAGTGATATGCTCACCGCTGTCCGTATGGTCGCTGCTGCCTATGGTCTTCATATCTGGTTTGTCGCTCATCCAACTAAAATCCATCCTAACGAGGCAGGAAATTATTCCCCGCCTACCGGGTATTCTATCTCTGGTAGCGCAGCTTGGTATTCAAAAGCTGACTTTGGGCTTACTATCCATCGCAACAATGGAGCCACGCAATGTCAGTTCATCATATGGAAGTGCCGGTTCTCTTGGCTTGGCGAGGAAGGGAAGGAAACTCTTGTTTACAATAAGAGCACACATGTATATTCAGAGAGCGTTCTTGACTCTGTGATCGGCTGCAATGAAAAAACCTACTCAGCATTCCAAAATGAAGGAGCCGATTATCCTTGGAACGCAGGAGTTCCAAACAAAGTACACTATAGTTCCTAAACTACGTGATTTGTGGAACTACCATGCACAAGTCATGGATGGCTGCGAACTAGATAGTATGCTACTTTCCAATACAATAAGCACTACAGATTATAATACTTTGGGAAGATTTGCTGCTATCTTACATAGAGCAGGATATGCAACCATAAAGAGTGTCGATCTATCCAGTGCTGGTGGTCAAATTGACCAGTCACGAGCCGCAGACAAAAAATCAAAACAAATGATGCGACTTGTGAAGATGATGAATTATCTAGATGACAATGCGGGCAAGGTAGCGAGACTTAATGTCATTAATATGATTATACTAGATGTTCCTATTCAGAATATGAAACACCTGACTAGGATGGTTTATGTTTTAGACGAGTATTTTTCAAGTTAGATATCCTTGTATTCCAGTTCTGCAAGGCAGATGAACCTAGTCCCAAGCCGAACAATATCAAGCGAGTAGTGCCAGTGTCCGAATATCCATAGATCAGGTTTGTGACCTTCCCACATAGCCTGTAAACCATGCCGAGTACGAGAGGGATCGTGGAATTTTGTAAGATTGTGCGCCCCCAAGACTTCATCGGCAATGATTTCAGGACAATCATGCGTCACCATGGTTTTGGGTTTCATTTCAAGGTAATAATTTTGGATATCCAAGAGTTCGGCATAAGATATCTCTTCGTCTGCCCACCATGTATAATTTTCAGTTCTATAGGCCCGGTCAATTGATAATCCCCCACCGATGAACATGGTATCGTTTTCGTATGCCCCATCCTTGATACAGAACCTATGTTCGGCACATACCTTTGGGCTGTCGTGATTGCCTCGTATAAACCGGTGATTGCCCTTTGACATTGTATCGAAGGGAGGATTTGCATATGGCTGGTCTGTGGTTACATCGATAAAGCCAACCCCCATATCTCCCACTTGGATTGACTCACTAACAGTGGAGATTATTTTCTTGTACTTTCTAAACTTGCCATGCACGTCCCCAATGTATCTCATTTATCTCTCCATTTTTTGATCTGTTTACGTATATTCCAGATAAATATGTTCATTTGCCCGGAAATGACTAATAGGACTAGTAGTATTATTACTAGCCCTATTAATCTTATGTCCTCCATGCTACTCATTTTAATCTCACTGGTTAAGTATTTTTGATTTTACTCCAATGATCTTTACAATGTCGGTGATGAAGCCTTCGTCACCATTCTCGATTTCTCCAGACTCAACTATTTTCTTTGTTCTGGTGATGTATTCTTTCGGGAGTTTGATGACGACTGATTCGTCATTGTCCTTACTGATGGACAATTTACCGTCGCTGAAGTACGCCAGTAATTTCCCTTCGGTGTCGTGGAACAATCCCGAACGCTTGTTAATGCCGTTATCCTCAATCTTGATGATCATGAGGTTTTCAGTTAACGGCTGTAGGTGTGGTTTTGTGGTCATGCTCAGTTCCTTCGCATACAATCGCTATTGCGATTTTCTAGGTTTCGTTTCTTCTGGTTTATTTTAAGGGTATAAATCCACCTTTCTTGGTAATTCCAATTATGGTATGGGTTCTATTGTTGGTATAGTTGTACCAGTTTCCACAATTGTCGTTTCTATATTTGAACTTTGACACTATGTAGACTGAATTATTGCTGAATATGTCTTCTTTTCTGTCTATTCTTATGCCTAGCTTTGTATCATCATCTATATCAAATATCTTGACCGCAACAATCTCTTGGTTTTGGTCAAGAGCCTTCATGGCACGAACACGAAGAACAATTTCATTCTCATTGCTCATAGGAACCCTTCCGGGCGGCGCTTTGAGCGCCACCCATATTGAATAATCTATCATGCAGAAATCCAGCCAGTCCGAGTACCGGCATTGATAACCAGCTTCTCTTTCGCGTCTTTGACGAGAGGGAAGTCCTTGATGGCGTTGAACACTCCATCAACGATATTGGCCGCTCTTATGGTGCTGGATGGTTCATTCCCCGAAGTAGGACCACCGACGATGCCTTTACTGCCGATGAGAAGGTACGTATGTTTCAGGACGGACCAGTTCGATTTGTCCTGCCTTCCTTCTTCGATGAGAACATACGAGGCTTCGTAGAGGAAGCCCCATGCTTTCAACAACTCCATGGCCTCTCCGAGATTGTAGTCTTGTACGATCATGAAGATGCAGGAATTGTCACTGGTTGCCGGTCGTGTGGTTTTGAGGTCTTGAAGGGCACGTTTGTCGAAATCGGGCTGGGCAACAACCACTTCATATTTGATTTTGGCCTTGGCTGTTGATTTGACTTTAGCCTTGGCTTTTTTCTTGACCGCAGCCCTTTCTTTAACGATTTCAACGGTCCTTTTGACCGCAGCCGGTGTTTTCGCCTTTCCAACCTCACGAATTTCCTCCTTGGTGAGTTCGGATTTACCGGTAAGAGCGGCGTTTTTTTCCAACTTGCCCAAGACTTTATCAAGGGCATTAACGCCATCGGCAAACTCCCCGGATCGTCTTACGGTCTTTTCAGACACACCGGCCTTCTTGGCGAGTTTTTCAACCAGTTCTTTTTCCGATTTGACGCCTCCCTTTTGTCGATTGTAGAGGGTGCCGAGGTAATCCAAGAACCTGTTGGGTGTCAGGTTCCTTCGGCCTAACTGGTTTTCAAGTATCCAGTCCTTGATGGCTTCCTCGTCAACAAAACTGAGTCTCCTGACGGGTGGGACAATGTTATGTTTTAGACATATAGTCCATCTGTTGTGTCCATCGACAATGGTATCGTCTTTGTCCCATACGATGATATCATCCCTGACACCTTGAGTGACGATGCTCTTTTCCAGAACTTCATTTTCTTCGTCACGGGGACCATCCAAGAATTGCTGAATGTCTGGGTTGACTTTCAGTTTTGGCATTGTTGTTTTTGTGTTCATGATCGTTCCTCTCATACGAAACGCTATGCGTTTCTTCTAGTTTAGTGGCTCCCCGGTCAGAGTTTCCAAGCATGAGATCAAGCCTAAATTCCGTACTACCGGACGGGGCGGCTCACGCTTACCACAATGGTTTAGTCGCTGAAGTCCATTCTGATCTTCTTCAGACTTGGAAGCCCATTCATTTTGGGGTCTTCCGGTATTTTGAAGTTCGAGGTTCTTTCTCCTTCAATAAAGAGGTTCCAAGCATGAACAGTCCCATCAATGACTGACTTTCTTGGTATTGCTACGTGAGGTTTCATTGTGATCCTTATGAGACGCTCTCTCCAGACATGAGCAGGGTCTTTTTTGTGCCTTGCTCTGCTACGATCTGGCTCATAGAAGGGTACTCCGGTGTAGAATACCCTATGGAATTCACCGGCCATGTCCTGCCCTTCAAAGCTATCCTTTTTTGACAGGAAGTGTGCTGCCAAAAAGTGAACAGCCCCTAGAATACTTGGTTGTGGGACTATGGCTTTCTGGCTCATAGAGAGTGCAGTGCTGGTTACGATATCTGGGTATCTATCCAGAACCTTCTGCATTTCATGGTTGGTGAGTTTCGCAGCAGTTGATCCCGCAAGGATGTGATACACTGCTTGGGTTGTGGCCGAGATATGGTTGGTGTAGGTATGCCCTGCCATTTGCAGTTGGTGGGCAAAACTTCTCTTCTTGCCACTGTCGATGGTCAGCTTGGCGCTTTCATCAACGCCTCTTACTACCATCGTTCGGAACGCCGTGTCGGATCTGACACAAGCATGGAGCCTGTGTTGTCCATCTATCAAGTCACCCTTATCGGATACGATGATGGTCTGTCCGTTCTCGTCCCAATTCCCTTTCTTCATATCCCTTGCGTATCGCAAGATAAGTCCTTCAGAAAGGTTTCTGTTTACGATCTGTGACCCAAGCATTTCCATTGCTTTGTTTGGGGTGATCGTTATAGGGGAAGATTTCATCATTTTTTTCTCCTGTTGCCAATATGGCTGATTTAGCTGATAAAAATTGGTATGTCAATCGGTGCTGTTTTTGATTGTCTCCTTTACGTAGCTTTTTATTGAGGATTGTCCTGCCTTCACAGCTTCTCCAAACGTTGGTTTCATTTTGTAGAATTGTTTGTTATTTGTCATTGACAAGTAGCCATGAGATATTTCAGTATCATCATAAATATTAGCGTATTGTATTTCAAATATTTCTATGTTGTCATTGTTTATTTTTATTCTGTTTGCATTCAGAATGAATTTGTTATCTATGTTTCCCCTGCCAATACCTTCAATGACGTTCTTTATATATGACGGTCTTAAAACCAATGTTATATTGGCTTTTCTATGTTCGCCGGGATATCTTTTTTTGTCATTGCGAAAGAATATTTTAGGACCAACATCTATTTGTACTTTATGGTTCCAGTAACGTCCGGGCAATAGTTGTTTAAATTCTGCTTCTATCTGTGGCTGAAACTTTACATAGTAACCTGTTTTTTCCACAAGTTTGAGAGAAGCCCTATATTCCTGAACATGCCTAAACATCCAGTGTAGTTCTGGAAAAATCGACGTGGCCCTTGTTGTAATTAGTTTGTTATTTTCTAACCACAAGTTACACATTAGTTTGCAATATTCTTTTACTATTTTATATTCTTGTATTTTTCCCCTTCTATCAAGGGTCTTTCTATTCATCATTGTTCTCGCCTGCATTTGATTACGTTACCCCACGGTGCATTTTCTTGACCAGTGGAAAGCCATAATACTGGGTAATTGGGTTCTTCGGGGAAATCACTGACTTCCAAATCAGTAAAATATATTGCCCAGTCAATGACTTCATCGTGGTGCTTATGCGCCCATTCAAAGGCTGGAGTGACACGGGTTCCTCCCCGTCCTTCAACCTTTATCTCAGTCAAGGTATCACCGGGAACCCACTTGAACGGACCTTTGACCTCCGTATCACACGGCACGACAAGAAGGGTTTCGGGGTCGCATTCCTCGATAATTCCGACAATCTCGGAGAGATACCGTTGCAGTTCCTTTGTCGATACAGAGCCAGAAGTGTCGATATAGAAGACACCATTACCGCTGCCACGGTGATCGACTGACGGCATGAAAATCTTTGGCTTACCGGGAACCATGTATTTGCGGTTGGGCTTTCTCCACGTATAATCGTCAGGCTGGGAACCGAGTAACCATTTGGGCAGATAATCCTGCCAGTTGACCACCGGGTTTGTGTACTTATCGACAAGTTCCTGAATTGCACCGGGAAGATTGCCAATTCCCTTTGCCGCCTCCGCTGCCGACTGAACCAAGATTTTCGTTTCAATTTCAAGGCCGCGAATGTCAGCTTGCGATAATGGCTTGCCGTTTTCATCCATTGGAGCAACGATCTGCCCCCATTCCGGCCCTTCCTTGCCATCTTTACCCTTGCCACCCTTGCTACTTGTTATTTTCTTTACGTCCTTCATGAGTTCGTTGTAGATTTTATCTGAATTCCAGCTACGGTATTTGTCGTCTTGCAGACCACCTTTTGGGAGTTGGAAGTTATCGTCTGTGAGCATCTGGTTGATGGCGTAGTCTGTGGCAAAGTTCCAGACTAGCATATGCTTTCCGAATAGCCGCAATGGATGGAGTAGGGCTACATGCAGGATTTCGTGACAGATCACACCGATGACTTCTTCTTTTGTTAGTTTTTCTGTCCACTCGACGTTATAATAAATTCTGGCACCATCGGTAGCCATTGTCTGAAACTGGAATTGCTTGGATCGTGGATCGTCCTTGGTGATTGCTACAAACTTGAGCCGCATTGCACAAACAGTATAGAATGGCTTGCGTTGGGTCAGCAGTGTGGCCTTTGCCTTTGCAACGATATCGATTTCAGTCATAGTGGAACTCTCCTGTTATTCTGGTGTATTGAAGAAGGATGTTGAGACTTCTTGTGAGAATGTATGTCGTTTCTGTTCTTTCGAATGATATTCTATTGTCCCATTCTAATATTTTTGTTCTCTTTAAATATCCTTTTTTTATCCATGATTTGAATGCACTGGTATTCTCTGAATATTCAAATCCAACGATATTATCACGGTCGCTATTGATGATACCTATTAATCTTTTGACAGGGCAGTAGGTGTCAATGTTTATTTCAATGGGTGGGAAGTCTGTCATAATTTCTCCATCTTTGTTAGTGCTGTTAATATACCAACATATAGTAATGTCTTATCTGTTTTGGAATAAGTGACAGTATGATCTATGTCACGTCTTCCATGTTTATGTATTAATATAATCCCAGATTTATTAAGGTCTTTCATTGCATATATGTTTTCAATTCTTGCAAAATATGCGTTAACTATTTTTTCTTTTCTTAGGCATCTTTCAAGAACATTCACAACACCCGTCATACTCATGTATTCAAATTGATGTTCTATCCAAGGGTATTCTATCATTTTTTCACCTTCTCCAATAGATCATCTGTGAGTTTGGCAATCTGGTCCCTCAAATCACTATTCTTGCGTATGTCCTCTGGCTCTACTGGAAGGATATCAGTCTTGATCCTTGAGGCGATCATGTTTATCACAGGATCGTCTTCCATGTTCAGGAGAGGAAGTACGTTTGAAATCTCCGCAAGATCGTCAAAGAGGGCTTGACGTAATCCACCACCGGGAGCATGGCCGCCCTTATATGATTTTGCCTGATCGGACAGGCGACCAAGGATTTCTGCCATACGGCTATAAACTTCCATGTGACAATTGTTGTAAACAATTCTCAGTTGCTCTTCAACATCGACTTTCATTTCTTCTAGTTTTTCTTCACTCACATCGTCCATACGCCAATCATCAGTTGTTGGCATGGGAATGCGATCAATGTCAAATGTGTAGTAGTTGGCGATTTCGTTGACAGCCGGGAAGTCAGTCTCTTTATACATCTTTCCCATCCGTTCCGGTGCCATCCTTTTGATTTCAGGATATGTATCACGGAACGTATTGACTGCTGAATAGAATTCACTCTGCAATCCAGTGAGGACAGTTGTGTAGCGAATAAACATCTTGCCGCTGAGAATACTTTCACCCTTTGACAGACCGGGGAACGTCATTATGTTGTGTTCTTTGCGGGCAAACCGACATATGTTGTTAAGCCGGTGAAACGCCGAGTTGAATTCTGGCATGAGTAGCTTGATGGTTTTGACGGTGCCGATTTTCGCATCTTGTGACTTGGCGACACGCTGTCCCAAGATAACATCTGTCTTGGTTGCTCCCCACCGAGACATGCGTAATTTAACGATCATTGCCTTTTTTCTGATATCACTCATAGTCGTCTTGCTCCATTTCTTTCCTAGTTGGTCCTTCTGATTTACGCTGGTTTTGACACAGCCAGCATGAGCAACTGCCGTATTGGATGGTTCTGGCTGAGAAAGTATCACCCCGAATACACATAACAATATGTTCAGGAGGATAGCCCCAATGAGTAAGCAGTCGTTTGGCTTTGAGCCGCATTCTTATTTTATGGTGTCGTCTTATTGCTCTGCTTCTCATTGGGGGGTCTCTTTTCAGAAACTCGCTTTAGCGAGTGCAATCACATCAGTAGATCAGCGCCGTTGGTTTTCGCCCATTCCATGAAGGCGTTGGTTTCCAGAACATCAGGGTTCCGCTGTTGTGCATCCATGATGCAGTACATGGCGAACTCCTGTTGAGGCAGGCGATTGATGTACTTGACGATATTTCCGAAGTTTTTCTTGGTAGCTAATGAGGCTACCTGTGCCAACAGGAGAATAAGAATGTCCTCTTTGCCGGTACCAAACACTGGCGCCTTCATGGGGTTGGCGATTACATCGGCAGGGTCAGGCATTTCATCATAGACCCTCATGTACGTTTCGAACTGCGATGCATGGTTTTCACCGATAAAACCACTTACTGCCATGACACGAAGATGCTTGTCCAAGTTCATACTCAGTATGGCACCGACCTTCGCCCAAGATCGGGGAGAAGGACATGACCTCAGATCGGGGTTGAACTCTGACAAGAATGCCGGGTTACGCCGAATGTAGGCTGTGATTGTGGGATCGACTTTGTTTATATTCGCCCATTTGATCCATTCTTCGTAGTCAACATCGACTTCGATATGCATCAGCCTGTCCCTAAGATGGGTCGGCATCTGATTGGTTCCGGCACGATGCTTCACATCATTGCCAGTACAGATAATGGTGCATCCCGGTGATAGCCTGTGCTCTCCAAGACGATACTCGTTGGTGATCTGCGAGCAGAGGTTCATAAGGGCTACAGCGGCCTGTGGCAGTTCATCGAGAAGCCATAGGCTGATCGGTTCGTGCAACTTGCCATGCTTGTCGGGCTTGCCATCGGGAAGGAAGTCAGGCTTGTAACGAACCATGACTTTGTTCTCTTCATCTGGCATGAGATACCCGGCAAATTCTCCCGCATCATATTGAGCAACGATGGTTGTGCGGCAGGGGATTTCAAGATCGGCTGCGATGTTACGAGGCATGGTTGTTTTGCCAACCCCCGGTGGTCCCCAAATCATGGGAACGATGTAGTCACGGTGATGTTTTCCCGCCGCATACATTTGTATGTTGTGCTTGATAACTTCTTCGATCAACTTGGTAACTTCACTTGGCTTCATGTTTATGCTCCTTGTTGTATTTATTTACATTCACGATATGTCTGGCCCATTTCCAAGCCAAACGTACATCTGTTTTTGTTAGAAGTATTTTACAGAGGGCTAGATACAGTTTCACATCGGCACTATTCCATTTCTTTTTCTGTGTCATTCCAAGCGAACCTAGAGATGTCATTAAATTAATCATATGTTCTCCTTGCTGTTTTATTTACATTCACGATATGTCTGGCCCATTTCCAAGATGTGACTACGTTTGTTACTTCAAACAGTTTTAGAAGTCTTATATATAATATGTGATCCTCTGGGGTCCAATGTTTCATTTCTATACCTTTTCCAATAGGCCAAGGGTATGCCGAACTCATTGGTGGCCCACCACATTTTGCCATTAGGAGTATGCTTTCTTAGCCGCCTTGGCAAAGGTCAAGGGGAGAAGATCGATTGCCTTTAATGCCGTAGTGTCCTCCGGGTGACGGCGCAAGTGCCGGGCAATCTTGATCGCCTTGTTTCTCTCTCTCTGCTGGCGGTTTTTGTAGGTCAAGCACCCTTTGAGGTTCCGACCTTTTTTCCGACCACCGCCACTGCGAATTTGTTTTTTAGCCATCTTGCTCTCCTTGTTGAAGAATGATTCTTACGAGTATTTTTAGTTGAGCACAATCATATTGTTTATGTGTTAAAATATCTGATACCGCAGAAATATCTGCTGTATAATATTTATTATGTTCTTTTCCATATCTTATACATATAACCTTAAGAGACGGTAGATTATATATGTCCTTGCCATACATTGTGTTCATATATGCACTTGTGCCATGATTACACTCATCAGGATAAAGTTTTTTGTTCATTCGTATATATTCCTCTTATCAGGCGTGAGTAAAACCCGCTATCCGTTCTAATTTCATGACATTCATTTTGGCTATTTCCATATCTCACACAAAAGGCAAAAAGTTCATCCCTGCTCCACATACAATATACATCTTTGTTGTTAATGGTGGTTAAGAAATCATTTAATCCGTGCGGACATTTGTCTTTAAATCTTGGACGCATACCTTTTTCCTTGCGTAATCTCTTTCTTCATTTCATTACCTTCCGGGTAAAATCATCCAACAAAAGGATTACAAGCACTATACCTAGATGTAGTATTGCAAAAGTGTAGTTGGCTTCATACATTCTTATTAAACTTACGAATATATTAAATATGACCAATGCGTAATTCATTCCCTGTCCTCTCTTATTAAATCGTATATTTCTTTCGCCAGTAGGTATGACGGGCTTGGTCCTCGGAGAACATTGCCAGTGTTATCGCGGTGCCATCTGCGCCCTTCTATTATTTTCATATCTTCTTTCATCTGTTCAAATACTAATCGTATTACCTTTGCCCAGAGTTTATCTTGCATTCTGAAACTATGTTCTTCATTTGTTTCTTTATTCCAAAATGCAGCCCAATCTTTAGTATTTTTCATTTGTCTTTCTTTATCAGGTGGTAGATTTCTCTCGATAAGTAATACCCTGAACCTGGTGAACCATTTTCATTCATCAATGGCATTATTTCACGCCTTACCATCCTACGTAGCTTATACCAGAAACTATCCTGTATTCTATATTTATGGTCACTAACGGTTTCCGGTTTATAATTCTTGAAGTATGGATTTTCGCTCATCTCTCGTGACCTATTATGTCCCATATTCTTCTTGCCAGCACATATCCACTGGTCATTTTATAGCCGTCATATGTAAGCATTATATGTTGAGTTTTTGGTATTATCTGATTTCGTACTGTGGACAACAATTTTGGCCACATTTCACTATGCATCCTATCAAATTGTTTATGAGAATTTTCTTTTTTTAACCCCCATCCATCTATGGTCATTTCACTATCATCTCGTATATGTCTACCGCTAGTCTTCTTTCTTCGCTTCTTTTTGCCCCTCTGCATCCATTACAATCTGGGCCATGTTCAGTGCTTAATGGAATGATTTGTTCTGTTATGTGTAATATCTTTCTATAGTATTTCTCCATACGAGTTTGTTCAGCCTCACGTTCTCTTTCTTCTTTTTCTACAATATCGGCCCAATTTCTCGGCACCGGACGTTAGTCCGCTGCCATAATGTGAAAGACAGGCTCACACCCATCCCTATAGGTAGCCTGAGCCATCAAACGACCCTTTCTGTTGATATGCTGCTTCATGGCAACACCATTGCCCCTAGTGTCGCTGTCTGCGAGCAGATGGTTGTCGAGGAAATTAGAGTATGCCTTCTTTGTCACCCTTGTCAATTTCATGTTTGCTGTCCTCTAGCTGGTCATGGAGTATGTATGATAATACGTGTATCACCCTTATTCTGTAATGCCCCTTGGAATACGTCAAAGAAAGTGATCTTTTTTAGAGTGCCGTGTATGACAACAATATAATCTTCAGTGTCGTCAAGATCAATTTCATATACGTAGGATACTAAATGTCTTATTTTATCTTTATCATATTTGCAGTCTTTGCACAGATCATCGAAAAAAGGTTTTAATTCTAAATGTTGTTGTCTATGTGTGCCTGCCGGATCGCCATATATTCCAATGATGTTCACGTTTATCTCCAGATAGGAGAGGGCTTGCGCCCCCCCCCTTCTTCTTATGCTATTGCGGCTTCCATCAAGTCGCCTTGATGGCGCTTGCCGGTGATCTTGCATTGTGCTTGATGCACCATACGATGATCGGTCGGGCCTTCCAAGGCAATAAACTCCTTGCCATGGTTTGTGATGTGGTTCTTGAATATGTCGCGCTTTTCATGCACTAGCACGTTGGGAACAACAAGGCTGAAATTGCGGTGGATGAAGGTGATCATTCGCTTCGCTCTTTCTCATACAGTCGCAAAAGCGACTTTCTGATTTAGTTATAGGGTTAGGTATTCGCTATGCTCACATACAGTCGCTAACGCGACTTTCTAGGTTTAGTTATCTGTCATGTTTGCGCTGTGTCATGTTTGCATCGCCCGGTTCGCGCTGGACCGAAAGTAGACAAAAAAAGGGACCGCCCGAAGGCGATCCCAAGATTGGTTAATAGTGAAAATGTGGGTTGTGGGCGTTTGTGTTGCCCATTCTTAGGTTATTCAGGGTCGGTATCTTCCGGCTCGTATAGCTTGCCGCCGGTCACTCGTGCTTCTATGACACTGAGCCAATGCGCGACTGCCCGGTAGGAGTGACACCATAGCTTCTTAGGCTCTAAGCCGGAAAAGCCGACCCATATAGTGTTTCCCCAACGATCAACGTGTTGATCGATTGTGTTCACGTTGTGTATCCTTATTCTAGGGTTAGGATTGTAGACAAAAAAAGGGAGGGCTTTCGCCCCCCCTTGATACTTAGGCCGCTTCGGGCAAGTTGCCGGCAAAATCCTTGCCGAACTCATTGGTGGCCCACCACATCGGGACATTATATGTCCCTTCCTCGTCGCCTTCGGTAGCAAGCTTCTTGCTAATCCAGCGGGGCTTCATAAATTCGTCCACCTTCAGCGAGATACCCTTCTCGCTTTCGGAGGCGATGCCCGCCGTCAAGATGACGGTAGTCTGCGCCTCTTCTTCAGCGGTTTCGTAGGCTGCGATGGTTGCCGCCGGCAGTGCCTTGCCAATTTTGAGCCACTTCGGATCAATGAACTCGTCACCCTTCTTAGTGACGACGATGGCATAAGGCTTGCCATATCGGTTCACGCCGACCTTGCGAACACTCAACTGAGTGCCGGGATTGAATTTCCGGCAACCCTTGGTTACTGTGGCCTTATGGCCAGCGAGTGCTGTAAACTCGTCGGAAAGCGTAGCCTTTTCGGTGGTAGTCATGGTATTAACCTTTTAGGTTAGGGTGCCTGCTTTTTAGCAGGTCGTCCGACTGGACGTACAATGTGACCTATAAAGGGTCACATTGGCCATCTAGTCGATGGCTGAATATTCTTTAGCTTTGTGCCGCTTTGCGGCGACATATTCTATCGCCGTCAGGGTCATGCTTTGCATTCCTATGGTCCGCCGCTTTTTGCCTTTAGGCACCTGATTTATCGGCTATCTGGAATTGCCCAAGGGCAATGCCGACCGTCGCCGGTTTGTCTGGCCTAGACTACTAGGCTGACCGTCCCATATCAGCTATGCTGACTGGTCTGATCCATATTCACAATGTCAAAGAGCCAAGGACACAAAGTGTCTTTGTTGCGGCCCGATTTCGGCTTGGTTCCCCTTGGGGATCGTCGCCATACTAAGTGAAACTGACCGCTGACCGCCAATTTCGACGGTTCGACCACGGTAGCCGGTTGAATTGTCGTTGTCAACAGCCCGTAGGGCTGTTGGTTGATGAGATATAGGCCGAGAATGGCGGAAAACCGGGCCATAGCTAAAGGCTATGAAGTTGTCGGTTGGTTGGACAATTTGACCAGTCCACTCTAAAAGAGTGATTATTATTCTGTCCTTCAGACAGGTTGAGCGATGTGGTATTGTCCATCCCGCGCGCCATAGATCACGGCACGAAGCAAACGCAGCGAAGCGAGGATTGCATGATGAAACTATCAGGACCACAAGAGAGAGACAGAGAGACAAGACTGACAGTGAAACAAGAACACTTCATGCAAGGGCTTTTAGAGCACAAGGACATGGTGAGGGCTTTTACCGATGCGTACGATACCGGCAATCTAAGAAAGGCCGGGGTTTTACAGCGAGCATCAGAGTTGATGGATAACCCATTGATCCAAAAGAGATTTCGGGAGTTGACCGGCTCGGATGGGGCATCTATGTATCACAGACTTGTAGGGAGACTGGTGATTGAACGTCTAAAGATGGAAAGTTTGGACCCCAAAAACCCCCCGAACGTGCGGGTCAGAGCCTTAGAGACTCTAGGCAAAACCAATGCCATTGGACTATTCAGTGAACAAACCGGGGACAAGAGTGAACAAGACATGAAGGCCGATGATTTGGAGAGGCTATTGCTTGCCAAGCTGGCCTCGCTTATGGAGAAACAGGGCCTAAGTCACTGACATTGCTCGCTTTCAAGAGAATAGACCATTCTCTCCACGTAGCGAGCGCGGTACCTGCGCGGATAGCGCGCATGTGCGCGGGCACCCGCCCCCACCCCCGCCCGTGTGTGGGCGCGAGGCCCCACACTAACATACTAACCTCCACGAACGGCTACCCAGAACCACCCATTTACCTATCTCCGGTTGTATAATTAGGAGGGGTTGCCAGATATGCGGGCTAGTACCCATTACTGGTTGTAGTATACCCCCCCCCTAATAGGGAAACCAGCCTCTGGCCAAAAAAAATATATATAAAAAATACAAACCATCCAACCAGAAACTCGCACCAGCGAATGTATAGGTTGTGGCTATGTTTGGTAGGACTACTACCACAACCCCCGGCAGAGCCGGGGGTTGACAGACACGCCGCGATTTGCGATCATTGCCCAACGATGAGTTAGTATAAATTATATATAATATAGGAACACGCCATGAATAATATTGGTGATTGGTTTTGTGTACGATGTAATGGATACCATAGAGAAAAGGATACCGTAAATATCATACTCAAGGCGGAACATTCAGAGATATTTATAAGTAGGTGGCAGTGGAAAGAACTGTTAGAAGAACTATGGCCTAGAAAGAAGTAATATGGAAGATAAATATGCAACTATAAAGAGCGACGACGAATGGTATTGTGATATTTGTTTTTCATATCACAGGAAATCAAACTACGGTATGTCTATATTGAAAGTAGATGAAATAGAAATAGTGATGAGTGTAAGCAGATGGGTAAACTTACTAGAACGCCTCCAAGAACAAAAGACGGCAAGTTCCGCAAGCTGAACAAGCGGGAGAGGATAGAACGGGGATTGCGCCACAAGGTGGTTGTCCATGGTCGTATCCTGCACGATGAGAATGAAGAGATAATGAGGGCTAGGTTGAAGAAGGAGAACCTTATGGCTCTTATGGCTCTTGTTAGGCATCATCCTAATAGGGTGCCTGAATGGATCAGGAAGGCGGCAGGCGGGCCAAAAGGCCCGGCTGGCGCTTGAGTGCCGGTATAATGATGTTGAAGAAATGGCCAGTAAAGGGAGAAGATTTGATTCATTACAGATTTTGGCTAGTTTTGAGATATATGTATCCAAACATGAAAGTATTAGATAGAATGGAAATAGAAGACGAATTAGTCAGACATTTTACGTCAATAAGAAAAGGAATCAAGAGACGATTTGGAAAGGCTTATGAGTGAACAATCTAGTACATACAGTATAAGTAAATACGACAGATCAGATGGCACAATCCATATATGGAGATTCCTAATGATAGTCACATATCCTGAAGGAATATATTTCACTGTTGCAGATTGTAATAGAATATACAAACTAATAAGAGATAACTGTGAGTAAGATAAGAAACAATACAATTCGTATATGGATTTTTCTAAAGAATGTCACAAACAACCACCACAACAAAATGTGTTTTACAGTTCATGATTGTGAAGTAATTAGTAGAGCCTTGAAAAATAAAAAGAGAATAAGAAAAACCATAAGGAAGAGAAAAGTACGGGAATATGAAAACAATAAAAAACATGAGAAACATGAGAGACGCTAATGAAGATGTCTACTTGATGTTCAGGATATTTTATTTCATTAATCATGTACATAGGAAAAATAAAGTAGGATATAGGACAGAACAGAAAGTCGCACTATCACTTAAGACTGCCTCGAACATTGCCAAACTCATTATAGGTGAAAGCAACTGGATGCAAGGGAATTGAGTATGAA